TGTAGGACTGCACCAGTTGCGTCGGTGGCACCCAGCTCAGCTCGAACGCAGTGCGGACGTTCTGGCCATCCGTGTACAGGTGCTCCGTGCCAGTCAAGCCGGTGGGCGATTGCGGCAGGGCGGACAGGTTGGAGATGTCCCGCGTCTGCAGCTTGATGTCGGATTCAATCGCGGCGTAGATGCTGCTGTTGTAGGCCAGCGCCGTCACGCCGTAGATGCCATCCTCAGCCTCGGCCACGCTGACAACACGGAACTGCTGCGTGCGCAAGCCGGTGTCTTGGATGATCCAGATGCTCTCCGGGTTGGGCGCCTCGCTGAACGCGCTCGTGACCGTGACCACACCAGCAGCCAGAGTGCTGACGGTGCGGGTCTCGACCAGGCCGGTGGGCAGCAGGACGCTGATCGTGGGTGAGGTGCCGAGCGTGATGCCGGTGGCGTCGTCCAGGGTGACGGTCGTGGTTGTTGCTGCTGCGATGCGGCCGCCGCGCCTGCTGCCAGCCTTGACCGGATCGGCCACGTCGATCACCATGCCAGGCCGCAGCACGATGCCCGAGTCGATCGACACCGAGAAGGTGACGGTCTCGGTCAGGTTCTGCTCGGACAGCAGCGCCCACTTACCAGCACGGTGCGCCTGCCCTTGCGAGTAGCAGCCGACTGCCTTGATGTCTTTGTTGATGATGCCGTACTTGGCAACGGCTGACGCATCCTCGACGTACTCATAGGACACTTCGCCCAGGTTGTCGTAATCCTGGTAAGCGACGGTTGCCGTGGTGTGCCGCGCTTTCTGCGATGAACCGCTGTAGTTGAACAGGCCATCGACCACATTGGCTGGGGTCAGCAGATACTGCGGATCAGATGGCTTGTCCTGCAGCACCACCATGGCGCCGGCGCCGTAGTAGGCAATGCCACGGAACAGCGCGACGAACTCCTGGATGACGTTGTAAACCTCGTCCCTGCTGTTGATCAGCATGTTGCAACTGAACCGGGGCTCCAGCCCGCCTCGTCCATTACTGACCAGCGTGTTGCAGTATTGACTGATCGCGTAGAAGTCATACCGATCCAAGCTGCTGGCCGGGATGCTGGCGCCGTAGCGAGTATTGGTCAGCAGATCCCATAGACACCATGCCGGGTCATTGGTCCAGGTAGCGGCGCCGAAGGTGCCATCCCAGACGCCGCTATAGGTGACGCGGCCGAGATAGGTGGTCGTGTCAACCGTGGCGTTGCTGGGCAGTTGCACCTTGATGCCACGCACCAGATACTTGCGGGCTGGGATGCCCTTGAACTGGCGGCTGTCAAAGCGCAATCCAACGAGGGCGCTGTTGGGATAGCGAAACTTTTCGTCGATGATCTCGGTATAGCTGAACCAGAACGTGCGGTTCTGCCGGCGAGCGCTGGTCTCATCAGCGCTGATGCGCTCCAGTCGGATGTCAACAGGAAATGCGCCGGCAAGAGTAAGGATGTAGTCACGCTGATAAGCGTTGGTTGTCTTGCCGCTGATCGTGTCCTCGAAGACGGTTGTGTAGCCGCCGCCGTTGTACTGCACCCTGCAGCGGATGCTGACACTGTGGCCGATGATGTCGCCATCGTCTTCGATGATCTGCAGCGCTGGCACCTGCACCGTGATGCGGGCGCGGTCTACATCTGAATCAGTGATTTGCCGCGTGACAGATGCAGCAGCCGTGATCTCAACGTTGACGGCCTGTTCTGACTCAACACCAATCCCTGGGATATAACTCTGCGCCTGTGTTCCAGTGCGGGTGATAACGGTGTAACCCGTGAAATTATCAATTCCGCTGCTGCTCTGAACTGGCGTCCCATCCAGGTAGATGCCCTGCACGCCGCCTTCGATGCCTTGGATCTCGCCCTCGCTGATCAGGTCGAGAACGCTGGCGTATTGGACTGACTGCAGGCTGTCATCAGCCTCCGACGGAACGTGGGTTGTACCACCGCCACCTTTGCCCCCACCGCCACCGCCCGCACCTCGGATAACGCCAGCTCCAAGGCCGGCGTTGTGGACGCGGATGCCGCCAGCGATGAAGGTGTGGTGCCCTTCAACGGTCAGGTTGTAGACCGTGCCAGCGGGCAACTCTTCACGGCCGACAATCGGACGCAGGTGGTTGTTCTCGTCCACCAGGCAGTCATCGGCGCCAAGGCTACCGATCGCAACAAAGGCATTGAACTGGTTCAGTACCCAGTGATTCGGGGTTGCATCCAGCGATGCGCCGCCCCAGAGCTGGTAGCGGTAGACGCGCTCGTTCAGGTGCTCATGCACCTTCAGGATCGTCGCTTCGTGCAGTGTGCCCTTGTCGTCAAAGCTCAGGACTTGATCACCAGCCTCTAGCTCATCAATGCGGCGCTGCCCGTCAGGGGTCCGCACCAGCGTGTGCCCAAGAAAACATCCCCCGCCACCACCGCCGCCACCTGCGCCTTGAATTGCCATCATTGTCATTGACCCTTCGCTCCCAAGTAACCGATAAATATTTGCTCAAGTGTGATAGGTCCGCCTGAGGTATCACCAGATTTCAGCTGCGCCACGTCAAGGCCGCTGGACAGGACAGCCGAACCAACGAAAGCGCGGCCATAAACGATCGGCACCGGCAGCCCTTGCTTGCTGGTGTTAACGATGCCGCTAAAGCTGAAGGATTCCAAGCGGGCGGCTTCCTTGCCGCGTTGCAGCGCTGAGATGTCGGGCTGCGGGGACAACATCTGCGCAACGCCGCCAAGAATCAGGCTGGCACCGATACTGCCAAGCACACTACTAACTGCAACAGGAGCTGCCAGGCCAAGCAGGCCAATGGTGGCGCCACCTGTCACAAACGCCAACGCAACCAATCCGACTCCGGCAAGGATGCTGCCTAGTCCACCACGTCCGCCAGCACCAGCCAGTACCGGCGCAATACTGAACACATCCCGCTCAGACCATGGCAGCACGGCCACGCTGACATCCTCTTGTGTGATGCGCTCTCTGCCGACGGTGACGCGGAATCCCATCCCGGTCTGCTCAGAGTCGATGAGCCACTTGTCCAGGCCGGGGAAATTGACGCACAGCGCTTTGATCGCCTGCGCGGGCGTGTCTACCTCGAACTCAAACCGACACTGGCCGAGTCGCTTGCGGAGTGCGCCGTAGACCTTAACGACTTTCATGCCGCAGGACCATGGCAGTGCTCTTTACATAGTAACCGCCGTAAACGTCGCCCCTGCACATGATGCAGGATTTGCTGATCGCCCAGGTAGATCGCTGCGTGGTTGGGCAGCCCTGAGAACAGTTGCATCAGGATCGCGTCGCCGTACTGCAGCTCTTCAAACGGCACCTGTCTGAAGCCCTGTGAGCGGTAGCTGTCGAGGTACAGGTTCTCACCGCGTTCCCAGAACCGATCACGACGGTCAAAGTCGGTCAGCGTCAAGCCCCATTCACGCTGATACCAGTCCCGCACCAGCGAGTAGCAATCAACCACGCCAAACACGAACTCACGGCCGACGTATGGCAGCTCAAACGCTGCAGGCTCACAGCCTCCCCATGCCTCGGTCTTGGGGTTGACGATCACCCACGGCAGGCCGCTGTTGTTGCAGCCGATCTGATCTGCTGCTGATGGGACTGGCTGCGTCACCGGGTGGCTATGCACGACGGCCACGACCTCACCCAGATCCTCGACTGCTGCGTAGTCCGCCGGGTCAAGGATGAAATGCTCGTCTGGTGTGGCGGCGATGTTGCGGCACGGGTAATAGCGGCGCCGGCCTTTGACCACATGAATCAGGCCGCAGCACTCGCGAGGATCCTCGGCCTGCGCGTGCGCCAGGATGTCAGCCTTGAGGGTGTCGGTCAGCTTCATCACTGGGTCAGCCCCGCCCCTGGGAAGGAGCCGAACGGCAACTCAGCCGTTGCGCCAAACCGCAGCTTGCAGCTCTCGACCCGCTTACCGCACACGTCAGCCGCCAGCGTGCCAACGGGCTGATCGTTGACGTTCCAGTAGCTGCTGCCGGTGTAGCCGCATTCAGCGCCCCGGTATTTCCAT